AATTTAGAGGAGACTATGATACAGATGGATTTATGATTGTAAGGCAAACTCAACCTTTACCTTTAACAGTTTTATCACTATACCCAAGGCTAGTAACAAATGATGGATAAACATTTACACATAATACCTTATACAAAGGAACATGGACAGTTTATATTATCCTGTCAAATGAATCATAAAATATTAGAAGCAGATAAACAATTTATTAATTTAGAAGGTAATGCTAAAAATTTAGAACAAGATCATTTAGCTTTTACAGGTATGGTTAGATCAAAACCTATTTTTGCTGCTGGAATGAAAATGATTTGGGGTAGAGTTGCAGAAGGTTGGGTTATTGCAACAGAAGATATGTGGAATTATCCATTAAGTGTATCTCGTGCAATTAAAAAAGATTTTGCTAGAGTTGCAAGACAACACAATATAGAAAGAGTACAAACCTCAATCAGAAAAGATTTTAAACAAGGTCAAAGATTTGCAGAATGGTTAGGTTTAGAAAATGAGGGTTTAATGAAAAAATTTGGTTTTGATGGTACAGATCAGTACAGATATGCGAGGATATTTTAATGGCACCATTTGCAGCAGCAGCACCTTATATAGTTGGAAGCACTGCTGTGCTTGGTATAGCACAAGCTGATACTATTGGTAAATTTAATGAGGATGTTTCATATAGAAATGCTGTTATTAAAGAAAACGAAGCTAAAATATTAGATGATAAATTAAAACTTGATTTATCAAGATTTTATAAAGCATTTGAAAAACTTGAAGGAACTACAAATGTTGCTCTTGCTAAATCTGGTGTTGATATGGATAGTGGTACAGCAGCAAATATTAAACTTTCAAATTTATATGAAAAAGAAAAACAAGTACAAATGATGAAATATAATACTGAAATAGCTCAATCTCAAAAATTAGAAGAAGCAAATTTTGCTAGAATAAATGGACAAATGGCTAGAATGAACGCAAGGATGCAACAATTACAAATTGCTAGTTCTGCTAGTTCAAGTTTATTAACAATGATGGGATAATATGAGAAATTATAAATCAGAATATAAAAATTATCACTCTACAACAAAACAAAAAAAAGATAGAGCTGGTAGAAATGGTGCAAGAAGAATTATGAAAAAAAAATATGGTAATAGTATATTAGGTAGAGATGTAGATCACAAAGATAGAAATCCAAGAAATAATAATAAAGGTAATTTAAGACTACAATCTAAATCTTCTAACAGATCAAGGAATCAATAATGATATATAAATTTATAATAATCTTTTTTTTTGGAGTTTTTCAATAATGGCTAAAATACCTACATTTGTATCTAATGAAGAAATGACTACTCAAACTGGATCTGTTACATCAAATATTCAAATGTCTCCAGCAAATAATATTTTTACTGCTACACAGGCTTTACAATCAACTTTAACTAAAGAATATGTAAAAGAAAAAAAATTAGAAGCAGATAATAAGGCAACATTAATATTGTCAGATTTATATATAAATCAAGATAATGGTACAAAAGGATTATATACTTTACAAAGTGAAGCGGGAGCAAATGGCAATCCCGGTGAAGCATCTAATTTTTTTGATGATGGTGTTAATAAATTATGGAGTTATGCACAAAATAATAAAGTTGGAAATTTAGATAATTTTACTAAAAAAGCATTAGAAAAAAAATTTTATGCTACTGCAGGTATATTTAAAACAAAAGCATTATTAAATTCAAGAAATACACAGTTTCAAGATACTAAAAAAATAACAGATGATTTTGTTATGAAAGATGCTTTAGCATTAAAATTAAATGGTTTAGATTATTTACCAATTTTTGAAACAAATGTTTCAACAAGAATAAACCAAGATACTACTTTAGAAGATGAAGGTGTTAAAAAAGAACAAAAAAAACTATATTTGGAATTTGGACAAAATACATTGGGAGCTGCTCTTGCAACTTCTAATCCAGAGCTTTTAAAAGAAAATATTGATAAATTTAATTATTTATCAGTTGAAGATAAACAAAAATTACTTAATGCTGCAGATGGTCAAATATTAGAAAATAATAAACAATTATTTACTATGACTTTAAACTTAAATGAAGATAGCACAGCAACTCAATTAATTGATGCTTATGAAGGAATTATTGATGGTACCTTTGGTGGTAATGTAGAATTAATTAAAAAATGGCAAACTTTATCAGAAAATGATAAAGCAGCCATTATAGATTTTGCTAAAACTAAAAGAAGATCAAATACAGCAGAATTAAATAATAGAATAACAGCAGTGTTAAATGAAAATAAACAAACGGCTGTTAATAATTATCAAAAAATATTTAATGATACAAATTTTTTAAAAACAATAAATTTATTAAAAATAAATGAAGTGTTTGGAGAGCCTAGAAATGCTTATGAAATAGATTCAAAATCTCAAATAATTGAATTATCTACTAAAGTTGGAACTAAAGAATTTAACAACAAAAATGATTATTATAAAAATTTTGAAATACAAAAAAAAATATTATCTGGAGAAATAGAAGATCATTTAACTAAATTTATTTTACCGGGTGAAAAAGAACCTAAGAGTATTACTGATAGAGTTGGAAGTGGTATATCTGAATCTGAATTTGGTTTTTATATAAATTATTTATTACCTAATATAAATAATCCAGAATTCATGGCTAATAATAAAAAATTATTTAAAGTTATAGAAACATTACAGCCTATTATTGAAGGAGATAGTTCTTTAAAATATATTGATACTACAACAGATAATAGATTAAATGAATTTCAATCTCAAATAATTTTAAGGTTTAATGATGGAATAAGAAAAGGTATTGATATTTCTGAAATGTTAGACAAAACAAGCAAACATTATGTAGCAAGAGGTTTAATAGATACTTATAAAGCAGACAAAGATGCTATGACTAAAATAATTTCAGAAGCATCTATTAAATCATCTGAAGAAAAATTAGTAATACCACCTTATGATCCTAACAAATATAATTCTGTTGATGCTTATCTAAATTCAAGAGAATATTTAGAGTATAAATTTCCCGGAAGGAAAAAATTTAGACTTATGACCGAAGAGGTTGCAAAAGAAACTACTAATGAAGAAGTTGAAGCTAAAATAAAAGAGGTTTTCCCAGACTATGATGAGAACTTTCCAAGTTTAGATTCGGGAATTACATATAAAGGTAAATTTTACGAATTTAATGAAGAAGGTAATCCACCAGAAAGATTTTATAAAGAATTAGAAAAAGACAGAAATCTTACAGATGTAAAAGCAAATAAAATAAATTTTTTATTAGATTTTATTTTAAAAGAAAATAAAGATTTAATTAATAATTGGAACAAACATTATCAAACAGATGACACTTTTATTGGTGCTATAAAAGCAAATAATAGATTAAGAAAAAAATATACAGTTCCTAATGATGCGTTAGCAGCAATATTAAATGCTGCAACAAACTTTGAAAATGATGGTGGTTATTCTAAAAAAACTTTAATAAAATATTTAAGTCAAATTGGACAAATAGAAAGCCAATATAAAACTAAAGTACAAAAAACAGATAAACCTGTAAAAGAAGAAACAAAGTTTTTAGCAAGATCGTATTGGCAGATAGAAGTTGAAACTGCTAAAGATTTATTAGAAAAATCTGCTCCTATATTTGGTAAGAATTTTGAATCTACTTTTGCTCCAAAATATGCAGAAGAAGGAAAAACAGCAAGACAAAGTTTATTAGATTTAAGTAATAAAGATTTAGTTAGTTTATTAGAAAAAGATGATGCGTTAGCTGCTAATATTGCTGCAGCATTAATAGTAACTAGATTTAACACAGAAACAGCATGACAACTATATCAGAGCAGATAAAAGATTTAACTGCAGCAGGTGTCTCTACAGAAGAAATAAATAAGTGGAGCCAAGAAAAAGTTTTAGATATGGTAGGTGCCGGTGTACCACCAGAAAAAATTTCCGAAGCATTTGGAGTTGTACCTTTTGACAGAAAAAATGAAAAAAATTATTGGAAGTCTATATCTTCAGAAGTAGAAAAAGAAGTAAAAAATTTTCAAGACATTGATTTTTCTAAAATGGAAAGTATTGAAGATATACCTCAAGAAGTAAATGCAGCCGGTGCAATAGAAAAATTTTTATTAGGTAGTGATGAGAGGTATCAATTTTTACCTTATATTGAAAGAGCTTTAGGAAACTCTGGTACTAATAAAATTATAAAATATCATTCAAATGGTGAATGGGGTTTTGAAGTTGATTTACCAGAACCAGAAGGTACAGGATTTTTAGAAAAACTAACAGAAGGATTTGCCGGATTGATTGGAGAACTACCTACATTTATTCCGGGAGCTGCTGTTGGTGGAATAACAGGTGGACCGGGTGGTGCTGTTATAGGTGGTGGATTTAGTGCAGGTGTTATTCAAGGAATGTACACAGAAGCACTAGAAAAAGGTCAAGTAAAAAACTATGCTGAATGGTGGGATATATTTATGGAAGAAGGTTTAAGTGAAGGAGCTAAAACTGCTGCAAAATTATATGCTGCTTATAAATTACCTTATGCTTTAGGAGTTAATTCTTTTATACCAAAAACATTACTTCAATCTAGTGCTTATACTACAGCAGGAACTGTATTAGGAGATGGCTTACCAACAGCAGAAGATTTTGCTATTACAACTTTATTGTTTGCACCTTTTAATGTTAAAGCATCAAAGAAAAAATTAAATAATGTTTCTGCAAAGACAGGAAAAAAACCAATAGATATTATAGATAATTTAATAAAAGACAGAACTATATGGGAAGATTTAAACTCTACTAATATAAAGATACCGAGAGCATATAGAGATATTTCTATAAAAGAAAAAGAAACTGTATTAGAATCAATAACCACAAAAGATAAAGCAGATAAAGTTATTGATCAAACAAGATCAGAGCTAGATAAAAGTATTGCATACGATACAAGACCAAGAACCTTTAGTATGAAAGGTTTTATAGATGATTTATTTTATAATTTTGTAGATCAAAATCATGTTTACAAAAGAGCTGTAAAACAAGCTGAAAAGTTTGGTGTTAAGTATGAAAAAGAAATGTCTCCTTATGAGAACTTTCAATTATTACATGGTGTCAAAGGTCCAATAGAAAGTTTTATAGAAAAAGGTGCGGTAAATTATAAAACAGGAGAAATTGTTGGACCAGCATTAAAACAAATATTTGTAAAATATAAAATAAATAATTTAGATTTATATAAAGATTTTATTAGATATGCTATTTCTAAAAGAGCAATAGAAAAAAATGCTCAAAAACTTGAAACAGGTGTTAATATACAAGCAGCTAAAAAATTTGTAAAAGAAAATTTTAAATTTGAAGCACCATTTAGAGAAGCTGTTAAGACTTCTGAATTAGCTTTAAAATATTTACATGATGCCGGGGTTATACCTAAAGAAGTTTATGAAGCGGCATTAAAAGCAAATAAAGATTTTGTTCCTTTCTATAGAGATTTTATTGATGGTTCTGGTAGAGGTAATTTTTCTAAAAATGTAAGAAACCCATTAAAATTTTTTAAAGGTAGTAAAAGACAAATAGTTGATCCATTTGAAAGTATATATAATAATATATCAACATACATAACTATTGCCAAAAGAAATGAAGCTAATTTATCATTTATAGAAATGATTGAAAAAGTAAGAAAGGTCAATAAAGATTTTTTTCCAGAAGTTCAACTTTCAGTTAAAAGAACTAAAGAAACAAAAATTTCAGCTAAAGAATTAGAATCAGTTGTTGATAATCCTGCAAACCTAAAAGCATCTGTAGCAGATGGTTTTTCAGTGTTTAGAAAAGAATCTGGATTATTAAAAGATTCAGAAATAGTTGTATACAGAAATGGTAAAAGAGAAGTTTGGGAAGTAGGTGAGTTCTTTGCAAGACCTACAAAAATGTTTGACAAAACTACTTTTCAACACATAGCAAACTTTTTTGCTTTACCATCAAAAACATTAAGAGCCGGTGCTACTGGAGCTGGTGAATTTGTTTATAACAACGTATCAAGGGATGCTACATCTGGTGCTATATTAAGTAAAGGTTGGTACCCTCCTTTTTTTCAAACATTAACTGGTTTAGCTATGACTATAAATCCTATTGCTAGAAAATTAGGTTATGACAAAACAGCAGAAAAGTATTTTAAATCAGAAGCATTACAAAACTCACTTGTAACATTTGATAGAACTTATTTTAATCAATCAATGAAAGAATATTTTACAAATACAAGACCTATAAATGTTATTAAAAATTTACCAGAATGGTTTAGAGTTTATACAGAATTTTCTGAAGGCATAAATAGAAAAGGTGTATTTAAATATGCTGTAGAAAGAAATTTAAAAAAAGGTTTATCAGAGGAAGTTGCTATTAAAAAAGCTGCTGTAGAAACAAGAGACAATCCAATAGACTATAGAAGAATGGGTACATCTATACAGGGATTAAATCAAATATCTGCTTTTTTTAATGCTAGAATACAAGGTTTAAATCAAGCAATAAAAGCATTTAAGGATAGACCTATACAAACTTTAACTAAAACATTTATGTATGTAACTTTACCATCTGTATTATTTTGGATGCGTAACCATGATGATCCAGATTATCAATCATTACCTCAATGGAGAAAGGATTTATTTTGGAATATAAGAATAAATGGAACATATTACCCAATAGCAAAACCATTTGAGACAGGTTTAATATTTGGTACTGGTGCAGAAAGATTTTTAGATTATTATTTTGATCAAGATCCAAAAGCTATAGATAAATTTAAAAATGCAGTTGCAGTTCAAACATTTAAAGGATTAATACCAATACCAGATGTTATAAAACCTTATTTTGAAACTAAAAATAATAGAAGTTTTTTCTTTGACAGACCTATTATTCCCGGTGGATTAGAAATGGTACCATCTGAATATCAATATACAGATTTTACCTCTGAAACAACTAAGTTAATAGCTGGATTAATAAGAAAAATTAATGGAGATGATTTTTCTGCTTTTTCTTCTCCTTTAGTTTTAGAAAATGCTTGGAGAGGTTGGACCGGTGGAATAGGTGGATATATTTTAGCATTATCAGATTCTTTATTAGATGCAGCAGGTATTGTAGATAGGTCTAACAATAGAAAAAAAATGTTATCTGAATATCCAATTATAAAAGCAATATTTATAAAAAATCCAGACAGAAATGCTGAACCTATTACAGATTTTAGAGAATTATACGAGCCTATTAAAAAAAGAATAAATGCAGCAAGAATATTGCAAAATAAAGGTGAAATAGATAAAGCAAAAAAAGAACAAGAAAAATTACCGGAAAATTGGGTAGCTTTAGAACAAGCATATAGAGCTTTACAGGTGCAAGAGGATATTATAAGAAATATTAACGAAGCTAAAGATTCTTCTCCAGAAGAAAAATTGTATTTAACAAATATTGTGTTAAAACAAATGATTGATGGTGCAAAACTTGCTATAAACAAATACTATAATAAAGAAGTTTATACAATAAAACTAGACAATGAATAGAGAATTGAATATAGAGGATTAAAATGACAGTATCAACTACAATTATAAAAAACTCCCACAATGGAAATGGTAGTACAACCAATTTTGCATATCAATTTAAAATTTTGCAGGACAGCGATTTAGTAGTAATTATTAGATCATCTACAGGAACAGAGACAACCAAAACTTTAACTACTCACTATACAGTGGCAGGTGCGGGTGATGCTAGTGGAGGTTCAATAACTTTCACTACTGGTAACACTCCTGCTTCTGGTGAGACAGTTGTTATAAGAAGGAATGTCCCGCAAACTCAAGCGATAGACTATATCGCTAATGATCCATTCCCTGCGGAGACACACGAAGAGGGTCTGGATCGTACAACTATGATTGCTCAACAAGTATCTGAAGCAACAGATAGATCAATTAAGTTATCACGAACAAACACTATGACATCTACAGAGTTTACTGTAGGTGCAACAGATAGAGCTAACAAACTTTTATCTTTTGATTCTTCTGGAGAACTTTCTGTTACTCAAGAACTAGGAACTTTTAAAGGTAATTGGGGTGCTTCTACTGCTTATCAAGTTAGAGATATTGTAAAAGATACCTCTACTAACAATATTTTTATTTGTATAACTGCTCACACATCTTCTGGATCGCAACCACTAACTTCTAACACAGATAGTGCCAAGTGGTCTTTATTAGTAGACGCAGCGAGTGCAACTACTTCAGCTAGTGCCGCAGCCACTTCTGCTACAGCAGCAGCTAATTCAGCAACTGCCGCAGCATCATCTGCTTCAACAGCATCAACACAAGCAAGTAACGCATCAACTTCTGCATCAACCGCTTCTACAAAAGCTAGTGAAGCATCAACTTCAGCCACTTCTGCAGCAGCATCTTACGACAGTTTTGATGACAGATATTTAGGTGCAAAATCTTCAGCACCATCAACAGACAATGATGGAGATGCTTTAATAGATGGAGCATTATATTGGAACTCTACTTCTGATCAAATGTTTGCTTGGGATGGTTCAGCTTGGGTTGCAATTAAACCTACTTCATCTGAACAAACTAATATTAATGCAGTAGCCGCAGACGCAACTGACATTGGTGCAGTAGCAGGTAAAGCAACTGAAATTGGTTTATTAGGAACTTCATCAAATGTAACTGCTATGGGATTACTTGGTACTTCAGCAGTAGTTACTGACATGGGATTATTAGGTACATCAGCAGTTGTTACTGATATGGATTTACTAGGTACTTCTGCAAACGTAACTGCAATGGGTCATCTTGGTACTTCTGCAAATGTTACAGCTATGGGTACTTTAGGTACATCTACCAATGTTACCAATATGGCTACTTGTGCTACAAATATTACAGACGTTAATACTTTTGCAGTTAGATATAGAATAGGATCATCTGATCCAACAAGTTCATTAGATTCTGGAGATTTATTTTTTAATACAACTTCTTCAGTTTTAAAAGTTTACAATGGTTCAGCATGGGTTACTATACAAGCTGACACAGATGTAAAAGTTTCTGTTAGTTCAAATGACACTACACCGGGTTTCTTAAATGGCAAATTAGTTGCTGGAACTGGAGTATCTTTAACTGAAGGAAATGATGGTGGAGACGAAACATTAACAATAGCATCTTCTGGAGCTACAGCAGGTTTTGCTGTTGCAATGGCGATTGCCTTATAGTATAGGAATAAAGTATGGCACAAGATTTTGAGAGAGTTTTAAAAACAAGCATAGGCACATCAGCTACTGAAGTAAGAGCAGCAGCTAATAGTGATGATGCAATTATTGGGATGAGATTTGCTAACAAAGCAACATCTTCTGTAACAGTTACTGCTACAGTAAAAAATTCAAGCACAAGTTATTATTTAATTAAAGACGCACCAATTCCTGCAGGTGGATCATTAGAATTAATTGATGGAGGATCAAAAGTAGTTTTACAATCTGGTGATTCTGTTGAAGCATTAGCTTCAGCATCTACTTCTGTAGATTGTATTTTATCTGTTGTTGATTCCATAAGTACATAGGAGAATACATTTGGCTTATTTAGGTAATAGACCAGCAGAAAGTTACGCAAGTTTTGAAACAGAAACATTTTCAGTTTCTGCTACTACAAATTATACTTTATCTCATGCAGTAACCAATGAGAATGAAATTAGATTAGTTATTAATGGAGTAGTTCAACAACCGGGAAGTGGTAAAGCATATACAGCTTCTGGCACAACTCTGACGCTATCAAGTGCAACTGTATCTGGAGATGTAATGTATGCAGTTTATCTTGGCAGAGCTTTACAAACTGTTAATCCACCAAACGCATCTGTTGGAAATTCACAAACTGCACCTACAATAATTACTGGTCAAACTGCTGAAGCTACAATTGCAACAGATGACACAATATTAATCCATGATACATCAGCTAGTGCATTAAGAAAAATGACTAGAGCAAACTTTGTATCTGGTATTGGTGGTACTAACTCCTCAATGTTTAGTGCAAAATCTACTGCAAATCAAACTGGTTTAAGTAGTGGTGGTTGGACAAAAGTACAATTTGATACAGCAACATTTAATGTTGGTAGCGATTATGATGCTACAAACGATAAATATGTTGCTCCTTCTGCTGGAAAATATTTTTTTACAGCTTCAGTAAAAGTTAACTCTGCTGGTGGATCAACTACTTTACTTGGTACTGGTTTAAGATTTACTATTAATGGAAGTACTGCTGGAGATAATCTAAATTTTATAGCAACTGGATCTTTGTCTGCTATGAACGCAACTAATACTGCAATATTAAATTTAACAGCTACTCAATATGTAGAAGTTTATGCTTACTATCAAGACAATGGTGGTGGAACTGGATCAATTACTGGTAGTAGTGATCTATCTACACAATTTTATGGATGTAAATTAATAACATAGGAAAAATTATGGCAATAGATAAAATACAAGCAGAATCAATAAATTTAGCAGATACCTTTGCATTTACAGGAACTGTAACTGGTGCTGGAGAAAGTAATGTTCCATATTTTTATGGAGAACTTTCAAGTACGCAAGATGTTTCAAATGGTTCTTCAACAAAAGCTCAATTAAATAATATTGTATTAGATAGTGCTTCTGGTTGGGATGGTTCAAACTACAGATATACCCCTGGAGTAGCTGGTAAATATTTTATATCTGGTTCAGTACAATCAAGATCAAGCAGTAATAATAATATGTCTTGGAATACTGCTAAAATTTATATTAGTGGAACTGAATATGAGGTTGCTCATTTTTCTACAGCTAACACACAATCAAATTATATTAATACTAGTTGTTCAAATGTATCTGTAATCAGAACTTTATCTGCTAGTGATTATGTAGAACTTTATGGAATTTGTTATGGTGGTGGAACAACAAGATTTGCAACTGAATTAACATCATTAAAAGTATATAAACTATCAAGTTAAAATTAAGGAGGACAAACTATGGCACAACTATCAACTAAAATTAAAATGTACTGTGATGCAAATGGTGTATCAGAAGTAGATTTTTTAAATGATGTAAAGTTGCAAGACGATAGTGATGGCAAAGGTGTTTACATTAAGGAGTGGAATTTAGATATTACACAACCTACTGACGCACAATTATCAGCACAAGAATCAGCAGCAGATACAGAAGAAGCCAATAATGTTGTAAGAAGTACAAGACGTACAGCTTATGGTGATATTGGAGAACAGCTAGACGAAATCTATAAAGATATAGATGCTTGGAAAGCAAGAATTAAAAGTATAAAAGATAATAACCCAAA